TCTTGGTGAATACTTGCAACGATCTATTTGAAACTACGTTTGTGATTTCGTTGTAGCTAAGCGTATCTAGAGTATCGAATATTCCATCGCCTATGGAGCCTATACCTATATTGAAATCAAAGAACGAACCAGCTACTGACTGCCATACCGTAGAAGGCTTAGATAAACTTCCTCCTAGCACAAGCCTATTCTGGTGAACAGTTGCAGTTCTAGGCCATCCCCTTGTGTTACTCCATATATCTTCAAATGGGCTATCAGCATCAAATGCCAAGCCTATGTATCCACTTATTACCTCTATTACTGCATTGGCTGCAGGTGCCACGCCAAATGTTATTGATTGGGCAGTTGAGTTAAACGTAAAATCAACAGTCCTTAATTTCTTTACACCATCCACATATACAGTAAAGTTTTCACCACTATATAACATAATAAATACTGTGGTAGTACCATCACCTATATACTTTTCTTTAGTGCCTGCATAGTTATTGGTGAAGTCGTATATAGGCATATCATCGAATGAAAGAAGCGTTACTGATATTGTAACTGCAGTAGCAAGATCAATTACTAATGGCTGCCTAGTACCAAAGAATACATACAGCTTTCTTTCTATTTGTACATAATCAAGATTATCCAATTCTGCTTGGGTAAGCACAGTCCCTAAAACTGAAACTACTGTTACCGTATGGACAGGAATATCATCCTGGAACAATATGAATGAATCATCTGATATTAAGACGTAGTTGTTTAAATCATTTGGATAATCCCAATTTAGCATTCTGGGGATAACATCAAAGTAATGTGTCCCTAGAACTGGGACTGATTCTTCAATAGCGTTCTTTAGTCCGTATCTTCTCTCCATCCCACCGTGCGCCATGATTACAACATTGTCTGCTTGCTCAACACCGCTGTAGTATTTGTTGATATCAATGCGCCCTCTAAGGGTCTTTGATAATACACCAGATACCAATGAGTTTTGGATTATCCTTGTTTTGCTCATCCTCTTACATCCGTGAATGGTGAATCAATTATGCCAATGTTAGGACGTTCTGAACTGTCTGAATGCTTTGCTTTCATTAGTTTTCTTTCATACATGTTATTATAAAAATCAGCCCGTGTGCTATTGCCAGTTACAGGAATTGCATATTGCGCAGCAAGATAGAACTCAAGTACCTTAGTAAACCAAGGAGGCAGAAACGACTCATCAACTCTATATATGTAATCAATATTACAGGTGGTAGTGTTGCAGTAGACCTTATCCCCATAAATCTCAAAATTTCCAGTCTCATTTACTTTAATAAGCATGATAAAATCTGTAGGAAGCTGGAACTGATAGCTAAAATCATTGTCAGGTGTAGCCGTTAATCTTGCAATCTGTACCTTTTTTGTAGCAAATCTCCACCTATGAACCGATAGTAAATCTACATAGCTTGTTTCATATAGGTTAGAAGCTACTTGCGCCCCAGAACCAACATCACTGAATGATGATATAGGAGTATGCCCTAGTAGAATCAATGCGTTTGAATTGATCTTGATAGCCGATGCTACGTTCATTTAATCTCCTTTATTCTTAATAGAAGGCCATTGCTGGCCCTCTATAAGATTAAACAAGTGTTGCTTCTTCTGTTGTCACCGTTGTACTAGAACTAGCTGTTACTGCAAGAACAACTGATCCATCTGAACCACCGGCCAAGATAATATCGTTAACTGATAGTAGTTGATACACTCCTAGAAAATAGTCAGCAGCAGCAATCTGCGCTTTTGTGCTTGCTGTGTCCTGGTGTGTAAATACTTTTAGAGAGCCTGAACCCCCTCCTAAGTTACCTGAGAAATTTACTCTATTGAAAGCCATATGCTACTCCTTACGCTTCAGTCGTTTGTACTTTTACGATACCTTCGTTATCACGAATTACCGAACCTGCTTTGAACTCACCATGTGATAGCCATGACTTCTTGTGAGCAATCCAATCTGCACCAGTTGTGATGTCTTTACCGATAGCCTGCCCAACTGCACTTGAGTGCCACATATAGTTATCTTGAAGCGTTCCTGTTTTAGAAAGTCCACCTTCATCACGATCTTCAATAATATGGAATTTGAATCCCATAAATGTATCAATTTCACCTTGTGCCAATGCGCGAACCGTATTGTAGTCTGCTGATGTTACTTCTGTTTCTCCAAGTAAATCCTCAAGCCCATCTGCTGTGATTGCTGCATGACGATCCATAGATGGAACACCACGTTTATCAAGAAACTTTTTAGCAGCACGAATTTTTGTTACGTTCCACCCTGTACCAACTCCGCCGATATCAGTGCCAACAAGACCACCTTGCCCTGCTGTAGGTGTTGCTGAATATGTACCTGCTGCAGCTGCATCGATTACTGTTTGGTCTTTACGACGACCTAGAGCTGAAGCGATAGTTACTGAAAGCTCACGCATTTCATCGAAATTTACTTCTGCTGCGTTGAAGATATCTGTATATTCATCTGCATCCCAATCAGTAAGGGTTACAGGAATTAGACTGTGATCGACGTCCATCGGAATTGAATCAGATGATGGGGCTGTTCGTTGTGTTGCTAGACCTTTACCCATTTTACGGAAGTTATATGTATCACCTACAACTCCGTTTCGTACTGTTACTGTTCCATTAAGAACGCCTGCTGTCTGGAATTCATGTTTTACTTCAGAATCAAACTGCTCTGAAGCTACACTAGAGAGATTTTTACTCATTGTATCGCCTTTTAAAGTTAAGTTGTGATGATTCTGAAGTATTTTTGCGTGGCTTGGCTCTTACAAAAGAACCAAGGGCATCAACTTTAGTGCCGTTCAGTCCTTCTTAAGAGCCTCTAGGAGGGTATTCTTTAGAAGTATTAACAATTCATCTGCAAATATTATATCATATTTTTGCAGATAATGTTAAGTTTAATTGATTAACTAGCCTGAAGCTGCTTTACTAGCTTCTCATATTTCTGTCTGTGATTCATATCTACTTCAATTAAGCGACGTCCGTTTTCATCTGTAGCAAATTGCATTTCTCTCATCTTGGCCATAGCATCTTCTTTTACTGGAGCTGTAATAGATGGGTCTGCTACTTTCCCACCTTTTGATTTGGAAATTAATTGTTCAAGTATTTCAACACTTTTTGCTGTAGTAGCCATTTGAATAAATTCTTCTGCAGTTTCAGCATCAAAGTTCCCTTTCGCAAAATCAGCAATGTTTTTTAGTCTGTAATCTGCATTCTCACCAAGCTTTGCAACTTCTGCTTTGATGCGCTCTTGCTCTTGCTCTTGGTATTTAGAATCAAATTCTTGTTCAATACTGCTATATTTTTCAACAAGCTCATTAAACATATCTTGATTCATGTTGTATTTGGAACCAATTTCGGTAAGCATTCCAACAAGAGGGTCATCTTCTTTGCCTTCTCCGATATCATATCCTCCTTCAGGAGCGCCAATAAATCCTTTTAGGCGTTCATTATGATGGTTTAGCAGTTCTTTATAGCTCTTTGCCTGGTCTGCTACAGATTTATATTTGTCTTTGACCATCCATTCAGGAACGTCGCCTTGTCCTGGAACACCTTCTGCCCAAAACCATGATGATTCTGGTTGCTGTTCTGATTCTGTTACCTGCACTTCAGACGTTGCTTGGTCTTGTGATTGTTGTTCTGTTACAGTTTCTTGCACTAGTGATTCGCTCATATTATCCCTTATACTTCAGATAGCCCTGCAATAGTTTCCATAGGCTCAAACTTAATATCAGTTGTATCAGTAACAACACCTCCTGCATCGCATAGCTCAACGATTAGAAACTCTTTAGTCTGCTTACCGTTAAGCGTAGCACCTGCGTAAACAGTTCCGGCTTGTACTCTTGTTGCATTGTCATCTGTAAAGATTGCATGTTGCTTTAGTTTGTAGTTTGCCATTTATAGTCCTTTCTTTTTATTTCTATGTTCTTGTTTGTCTTTACGTCTCTGCTCTCTTGCAGTCAATACTTCTTTTGTATCTGATTCCTTTTTGATGATAGTTTTTACTTCTGGCTTTTGTGTTCCAATTAGTTCATCAATAATACTGCTGTGTTTAACTTCCATTACTTTTCACCTTTCTTTGCAAATTCAATTTGTGCCAATATCTGTCTGATTATATCAGCCCTTCCTTCTCTAATTCCTTGAGCATAAGCATCCTCACCTGCACGAACAATAGGCTTAGTTAGATAAGTGCTTACCATATGCTCCAGCACATACTTACCACTACCGCTATCAAATGCTATCCTAAACTGGCTTGCTAATTCAATAGCTTTGTCATAGTTGCCTTCCTCTGCAATTGGTACATCAAGTGATTCCCACCCTCCAGACTCCAATAGCATCTGTGTCAATTCATCCCTGTTGTGCAACTCCACCTCCTTGCATTAATTGTGCTTTAGCTATGTCATTTTTCATCTGATCTTGTTCAGCCTTATTGCGCATAAGCTTTTGAGGTATTCCCATCTTTTCTGCTTTCCACTGTGGTACGTCCTCAAGCTTAATAGTACCTTCAAAGTAATCTGGTGGCAACATAGCCATCTCCTGCATAAACTGATTAAAGTTCTGCAATTCTTCCATGTCTTGAATCTTAGCCATAGGAGATGTAAACTTAATAGTAACCTCACGCCCATCAATTCTAAGAGGTGGAAGCTTTCCGTTTTTAACTAAGATATCAACTACACGCTTAATTAGTGGCTCAAGCATTTCAGATTGCATACGCC